GCCCTGTCTCAATGGCAAACCGAGTCGCTGCTGCTACCTGCTGTTGCTTCTCTGGAGACAGCCCGACTGACCGCTGCTGAGCGTACTCTGCGTATGGGTGCTGCTGCTGTGGAAGTGTGGCAGGAGCAGCGAAGTTGCTACGAACAGTTTGCCCGGTGTTCAAGTCCGTGGGCCGAGTATCAGACGTGATACCATATTGACCCTCATCAGTGGAGAGCATCCCCATGCCCGTGCCACCAGTGTTGCGGAACGTCTGCACAGGTGCCTGCTGCTGTTGGTTGATCGGATGCCGGGAGTTGGCAGCGGTGGGAACGAACCCACCTCCCTGATCTTGGCTCCAGTATTCTTGGTTGCGGAACTGGGTCACGCCCGTTCGTTGAGAAGGTGCGGCCGCAGGACGTCGCGTGTTGCGGAATGCGTTCTGCATCGAGCGGGAGTTGGACGCGGCACGAGCCCGGCGATTAGCATAGGCTTGAGCCAGTTGTTGCTGGTCACGCCGTGCAGCGATGTCGCCACGTCGGTCCTGATACGACTGCATCCCTCCTTGAGCTACGGCTGCAAGGAGGGGGACGTCGTTACTGTGATTGATGACAATGGGCATGGGTCTTCCTTATCGAGTAAATGTTCGGACGGCCGTTCGCCCGGAGCTACCCGAGCGGGACACGGGGCTCGGTGCGTTGCTCATGAAGTTACCGCGAGCCTGCGTAAACTTGCCCCCGCCAACACTGCTACCGGGGCCAAGAACCACCTTCCGCTTCTTGAGGCTGTCGTAGTACGCCGGGGTCTTGCGGCCCCCGCTTGTCGGGGCGTCTCCGTTGAACGCACCTTTGTTGGCCGCGGCACTTAGCAGCGATCCATACTGGGCCGTGTCTGGTCCAATATCATACCTTGATTCGATGGCGTTGCCAAGCATCTCGGTGGTGCCGATCTCATTGGTGAGACCAGCTTGCGTGTTGTTGATGGACTGCATCGCGGCTACTTCATCAGCGGCCTGCTGCATCAGTGCGAGGTCAGACTGGATGCCCCCGCCGGCACCCGCAGCTACAGACCCACCAAGCCCGCGAGCTTGGAGATCAGCCTTGGCTTTGGTCGTCTGTTCGTCGGCCTTGGTAGCGGCCTTCTGCTTCTTGCTGGTAAGGTTGGCCTCGATCTCTTGGGCCATCTCCGTGTTGCCTGTACGTGCAGCTTCACGGGCCGCAGTGAGCAACGAGATAAGCTCCTCGTATCGAGCTTCGTTCCCAGCGTTGGCGTCGTCTCGGCCTTGTTGGTATTTCTGAATGATGTCGTCGAAGATGCTCATGGTGCTCCTTAGTATACTTGCCACTTGCCATTGACAAGTTTATATTGCCGGGGTGTGCCGTCTGGGTTCTTGCCTTGCAGCAACATCTGCTGGTCGAACGAGAGTCCGCCGCTACCCGCACCACCTTCTGCCGCTGCGGTGATCAGTGATGCGTAGGTGCCAAGGTCTGGGCCTTCGTTGCTCATGTTGGCGATCGCGTCGCCCTTAACCCCGGCGAGGTTGATATTGGAGTTGATCTGTTGCTGCTGGATCGCGTTGCGTTGGTTCGCGAGGTTGGTGTCCACATCCTGCTCGGCGAAGCCTGCTTGAGTAGCCGCCTCACGTTGAGCCGAGGGCCGCATCGTCGTGTTGCTTAGGCCGGAACTGATCAAGCTCTGATCGATGTTCGCGTTCTCTTGCGTTAGCCCTCGCTGGATCTTGGTCTTCTCCAGCCCACCGAGTTGTGTCTGCTTCGCAAGCATATCTGCGTAGGCCGTGTCGGAAGATTGTTGAAGTCCACCAAGCTCAGTAGTGAGTTGGTTATAGCGTGAGGCGTTCGCAGAGTTGGCTGAGTCAACCGACTGCTGGAAGTGTGCCAGAATGTTTTGGTAATCTACTGCTGCCATGGTGTCTCCTATTATACCAACATCCAGTTGGTGCCGTCGCTCATCAGCCGAAGGGTTCCGTACGCGGATGTGATCGTCGCCGACCCCGCCCCGTCAATCGTCTCCGCTCCGTTGGCGTTGATTGTGATTGTGTTCGTACTAGCACTGACGTTCTTGAAAATCACGGTGAGGCCGGCAAGCCCGGCTGCGGTAGGTAGTGTACCAGCCTGTGCTCCACTTGTGGGGTCGAGCCGGTGGACGATTCCCACACCACTGATCGTGATGCCGGCCCCAGTCTGCACACTACCGATCGTGAACCGACCGGATTGATGTGTGACCCGTAGGCCGGAAGCTGAGCGGGTGATACTTGTGCCGTCAAGCACGGTACCCAAACCACTGCCGTCGATGGATAGCCCCTCGTCGGCTCGGACGTCTACTAGCAGATCATCACTGCTGAAGTTGAGTCCGCTCGCAGGGCTGGCGAGGCGAATCCGCAAGCCCGCGGCCGTCACACCCAAGCCGGAATTAGTCGCCGTGAGGTTGATAGCAAGCTCATCACCCACGTACTCAAGCCCACCGTTAGTAGCAACAGGGGTCTCTGCGTCAGCGAGCAGTTCTGCGATATAGATATTCGTAGACGCAAGAGCGTCTTGGTTTCGTCGGTCGCGTGCTGCTCGCTGCGGTGCTCGATTTTGTCCGGGTAAGCTCATTAGTACCCCTTCTGACGCATGGGGGAGAAGATACTCGCGGCTCCGGTCATCGCTTCGTAGGCCCACGTAGAATCAGATACGTTCTGGCTCAGGCGAACCACGAGGGCACCATCGGCGACAGGTGGACGGAAGCGTCCGTTGCGGCCGGCACGAGCGACACGGCGGAAGCGGGGAGCGGTTGCAGCAAGAGCGTTCGCGTTTGCTTCCTCTTCCGTGCTTCCGCCGTAGATGTCGAGCGTAACCGAACCCCCATCCTCATCAGTGACGAGGAGCAGTTCGCGAATCGCTGTAGAACGTAACACGTCCCCAGCAGCGATAGGTCCGAACTGAACAAAGGTGTTGATCGCCGATCCATCATCGCCCGTGGTGTCCGTGTCGAAGCGGTACAAGAACCCGTCCCACCCACCGAAGATCAGCCCAGATGCTTCGGGGTCGTCCGAGGCTAGGTACGTCGCGTTCGTTGGGCCGATGTCGAGCGGGTACTGGTCTTTCCAGAAGCTATCGGTACGCTCGTCCCACCAGAAGTGGACCGGGGCTGTGGCGGGCTGGGAACCCTTGGGCACCACGGCGATGTGTACGCCTTGCCACAGAGGGTCGTAGCTTAGCTGCACGTCGTTCGAGGATAGGTCGATGTTGCGGAAGCTCTTATCGAGCCGGGCCTGCGAGACAGGCTGTGGGTAGCCCGGCCCCGGCGGCATACGGTAGAGCCCGTTGTCGGCGAAGAAGTAGAAGTTGCCATAGGGGTCGTAGCACCCGGCACGGGGACCAGCGATGCCGATGCCCCGTACGATGTTGTCGATACGTCCGCCGGCTGCGGGGTCGCCAGCCATCACCCAGATCGAGTTGGCTCCACCCATGATCATGTAGTCATCTTGGAACGGAAACAGGCCCGTGATGATATCACCGACGTAGCCGGCGTCAGCGTTGTTACCTGCGACGGCTTGGACCGCGGTAGGTGTGCCCGGGCTGTAGTCCCAGTCTAAGGGGTCGAAGACCTTGGACATGAACCAGTTTTGCGGGTCATCTTCCAGACCAGACAGGACGATACGTCCGCGGTAGCTCACGCAGATGGTAGCACCGACCGTGTTGTCGGTCGTGCCGCGTGGGAGCGTGCCTGCGGTCAGGGCAGCTTCCCAATCGACCATCGTGTTCGTTGCGTAGTTGAGGTACTGGTAGTTGGCGAAGACGCCATCAGCGAAGAAGAGCCGTTGAAGGCTCGATGCTCCCATGATGAATGCTTGGCTCGTGCTCAACGCACCAGACCCGCTCGTCACGTTCGTGAAGGTCTCAAGGTCTGTGCCTGATCGTTGCACGTCTCCGTTGGCTACGGCGATAAGCCGAGTCTCTCGGACGTTACCGGAGGCCACGGTCGTGATGGGGCGAATGAACTGAACGCGGTTGCCGGCAGAGATGGCCGCACTCGATTGAGCGAGGATGCCGGATCGTTTACCGCCGCGAAGTCGTTGGTCCAGCGAGTCCCAGTTCCGCACGTTTAAACAGTCCACCGTGCTGCCGGCGGGCTGCATGGTGTTAGGCGTGCTCTCTACTAGACCTTTAGTCGGCCATAGGACTTTAAATGGATTGAACTGCGGCATGGCAAGACTCCGTCTGGATAAAAGGGTACACACTTCGTTGGAAGTGTACACCCAAACTTCGGATTAGCGAAGGGGGTTGCCGCTGGAATCCACTTGGTTATAGGACACCAGTGTGGATCGGTACGTGGGGACAGCCACGAGTTGATCGAGGGCATCAGTAGTGTGAGCACCTGCGGTGATCGCGATCAGGAGTGCGTCGTCCTTGAGGAGATCGTTGCTCGACAGGTCGATCGTCGCCGACTGCTGAGCCGTGCTCGCGGTGAACAACGCTGCGGCCGTGGTTAATGTGGCATCGGCGACGCCGACACGCACGCGGGTGACTGTGACGGTCAGGGCCGGAGTATCGGTAGCACCTGCGGACTGGCCTTGGACCTTGAGGAATAGGTTGTCGGCACCCTCGTCGTAGTCGCGGGGGATGTGGAAGGCTTCGACGGGTAGAGCCGTCTCAGCGGCGGCACTGGTCGATGCACCGAGGATGCTCGGGACATCTTTGAGGAAGCCTGCATCGGCTGCTACGCCACCGGCGATAGCGGACTTGCCGCCGACGATGATCTGTCGGATGGCACTGGTGAAGTTGTTGGTAGAAAGTTTCAAGTTTAGCTCCTTGCGTGGTGACTCGGAGGTCACGGGTTATGAGTTGAAGCCCACAGTTGGGCGATCGTAAAAGTTCTGTCGGAAGTCTCGCACGTTGGTTGGCGAGCCTCCACCGTTTCCAAAGTAGCCCAGTCGTTTCGGCGTGGACTGAGCGTCGATTCTGTAGCTGTTGAGTAGTGCCTTTTGATAGTAGGCCCAATCTGGCCCGAGGTTTTCTTCAACGTCCTTCTCAACCATCGCGAGGCAAGCGGCCCGGATCGTATCGTCGTGACTGAAGGGGCATGGCGGGACTTCGTCGAGGTCAATCAGCTTGTCGAACCCTAGAGTGTAGGGGAAGGATAGCGTCATCACTTCATCAGGCTTGGGGTACACGAGTAGCTCCCATCGACGACGGGGACTGCCCACCGTCATAGGCCGAACAGCGGCCCAGTAAGGGTCACCCGTTTCGTCTGACACATCCTCTCGCCACTGGCGGATAACACCTTCGCTGCTCCACGCGATGTCGAGGCCTTGATTCGTGTTCGCACCGTACGAGATCACACCGCCGTGCTGTCCACTGAACGTCACCGGCAACGTGTAGTTGCCATCAGCGGTAATCGACCAAGTGGATGCGGAAGCCGCGGTTGCGTCCCCGGTCACCTTGATCTGCGTGGCAGAATCGTACGAGGCGATGTTGAACGTACCCACCCCGGTGATGGTGATGTCCTTCAACTCCATCGTGGGGTAGAAAGAATCGACGTTAGCCGTCAGCGTGGTCACACCACTAAAGATACCACCGGACGTCAGCGTCTTCGTAGGCGTTGCCCCTTGGTTGCCCCAGATCGTGATCGACGCAGTAGGCTTAACCCACTGCCACCCGTGCGGCGAAGGGCCGTCATGGATGAACATGCGGATTGCGTTGTTGACGTGTCGCTTTGCTTCGGACAGGTCGTAGGCGTCCTGCGGAATCTCCAGCGAACCGTCACCATCGACACCGGCGTATGCCGTGCGTGACTTACGGGCGACCTCTAAGATGAGGTCCTCGAATGTCAGTGTGCTTGTTGGTTCGGGCATGGCGTGTTCCTATGAAAGAAAAAACCCCACTGCCCCCTACCACTGGTATAACCAGAGATCAGACAGGGACAGCGGGGCAGACGGGCGAAGGGATTAGGTACGTTTTTGGGCAGCGTATCGGACCCAGTCGGTCGCGATCGATACGGCTGCGGCTGCACCTGTCTTGAGGGACAAGATTGCACAGTAGTTCTTCGCCTGATCCACGGTGCTGTCCACTTCTTGCGACGCGACTTGCACGCCGTTGAAGTACCAGTAGATCGTGTTGCGGCCGTCGTAGCGGACGCCCAACTTGAACTCCGTATCAGCGACGAGATCGGCACGATCCGCGACGGCGATGGCGGTGCTGTTGTTCACGACCGAGGCAGCTTCGACCACGGTGCCGGCGTCCTTCCTGTAGACCGCATCGACGCCGTCTTGGTCGTCGGTGAGAATCTGGAAGCCGACGAGCGATTCGCCGATCAGGGCACCAGCGTCATCGGCGACGACGTCGCGGGATGCACCAGCTTCTTCGACGAGGCCGAAGAACAAACCTTGGTCAGCGATGGCACCCAGTTCGATCCGAGCTTCGGCCCAGATCTTTTGACCCGAGCCCTTCTGGATTCGGCCAAGGGGTTCGCTGAACAGAGCGAAGGCGTCGTTGTCGGTACCATCGGTTTCGACGTCTTGGTAGCCGCCGACTTCAGCCGCCTTAGCGGCGAAGACAGTGTCATCGTCGCAGTCGATGGCGAGGGCACCATCGAGAACCGGACGTTGCTCACCGGAAGCGATGGTATCAGCGAGGGGTGCGAGGAACTCGACGTGCTTGTAGTAGCCGAGGCCGAGGTCTGGGAGCAGGGTGTTCTTGCAGTCTTGCCACACAATGGGGCTCGGCTGGTCGTTGTCGCCTGCGTTGTCATATCCTACAATTCCTGCGGACATGGGTATCTCCTATCTGGGGGTGACTTTGCGGCTCACTCACCGCAAAGAACTTGGGGGACTACGTGTCCCCCAAGCATTTAAGCATCATGCTACTCTACGCAGTGAGCACGTTGTGCAGGACGAAACCTGCGGTGCGGCGGTTGATGCACAGGTTGTTGTGCGAACCGTCGAGGAAGACCGTGAAGGTCGTGTGCTGGCCGCGATCGACCATGGGCTCGCCCTCTTCCATCCAGTAGCCGTCTTGGACGACAGGCTGGAGCTTAGTCCAGTCCACGCAGTAGAGCGGGTTGGGGGAGTTGACCGTACCCGAGCCGCCGGCGACGGAGAAGCCGTCCAGTTGCGGGACGTACTTGATCGGGATGCGGTTGAACATGATCTCGCCGTCGAAGTCGTGGTAGAGACTCTTGTTAGCGAGGTCTTTCGGTGCCGTGTTGTCGTCACGCTTGTCAGCGAGGTCGATCAACTCGGTCATCAGGTCGTCGCCGGCGTACATCTTGACCGGCGAGCCGACCTTGTCGTTGCCGGGCGAATCGACGAAGGGTGCAGGGCGGAAGCGGGTTCGGCGGATGGCCGAGCGGAGCTTACGGAGGAACGTGTTATCCACGTTCACGTAGGAGTCCGCGTAGTTACGCCACTTCGACTCGGTAGCTGCGTCGAGGCCGGCACAGATCGTGCCAGTGGTGCCGCCTTGGTAGCGGATCGTCTTACCGTTGAAGCCCGCGGTGGTCGAGCCATCGTCAAGCATGTTCAGGTAGTAAGGGATGCCGTAAGGATACAGCGTGTCGGTGGCCGACTGGGGAGTCTGCCAACCGCGTTCCTCGATCAGTTCCGCGATGTCCCACATGCGTTCAGTACGCCGGGAGCGGAGCAGGTTGATGAACCCCTTCTCGGAGTTTTTGTTGCGGAGGATTTCCACAACGTCCCACGAGTAGTCGGTGCCGAGTTGCGTCCAAGGGACGGTGATCGTCTTCTGGTTGTTGTCAACCTGCGGGGTGTCCGTGTCATACAGACGACGGTAGCGAGCCCGACCGTTGCGGTTGAGCATGACGTTACGTTGAATGCTCGTACCGCCGTCGATCTGGCGACGATGCTGTTGGTAGATGCGGCAGAACTCGTAGTCCTGTGAGTCCCACATGACCTCGAACTCACCCTTGGGCAAGTCTTTCAGTGTGGTTTGAATGAGGTCCGATAGTGCTGAGTTATTTACGCCCATGAGGGGTTCTCCTTGGTGTGTTGTTTAGAGGGATCAGGCAGTTTATCCGAAGACTTGCTTGAGCCGTGTACGTGTCCGAGCCTGAAGCTCTTTCTCGTCGCTTGGCTCTCCCTTGCGGGACAGATCCGCTTGGCCGGTTGCCGTTCGTCGGCTTGGCCGGGCGGTGATGCCGCGATTACGCTTCTTGGCATCCTGCTTGATTTTGCGTCGAACGCTTGCTTCCGAGACTTCGACCGAGAGGGCACCGTGTGCCCGTGCGAGTGCGTCCTGAACCGAGACGGTTCGGCCTTGGAACTGAGCACCCGATACAAGGGCATCAGCCATCTCCAAGACTTCGACCCTAGCACGTTCCTGCTCGGGGGTCAAAGGGGCACCTGCGGGACCGTAGTGGTCCCCGAACGCCTTGAGTGCCGGATCAGCAAAGAAGCTCTCGACTTGGCGGGAAAGTGACTCGCTCGCCTGTTGTTCGAGACTCTGCTGAGCCTGCTGCTGCTGAGACATCATCTGGTTAAGGACGGCTGCCTGAGCGTTCATCTGCTGAGCGAAGGTGTCGATGAGTTCATCGTCACCAAACTTCTCCCGCAGTACCTCAACACTGACCGGCTCGATCTTCGAGCTTGGGCCCGGGTTTGCCGGCGTCGTCTGGTTCTGGTGCGGCCCGGAGGCGGCAGGAGTTCCAGAGGTCTGCGACGGCTGGCCAAGGGATTTAGCCATACGTCCGAGTTCCGCCATCCGCTGTGTCTCGGTGTTACGCTTCTCGTGTTGGCGAGCGGCGTAATCCGAGAACCTCTCGGCACCCATGTTCTTGTAGAGATCAGCGATCTCTTCACGGGTGTGGTTGGCGAGCAAGGACCGTTCGTGGGCCGTTGAGATGGTAGGGGCGTCGTCATCAACAGCATCCTGCTCGTCGATGTCGTCATCCGCTGATCCCGCGTCCTCGTGGTCTTGCTCCTCGTCTTCTTCGTTGTCTGCTTCGTCCTCTTCGGAGAAGCGGTAGTCGTCGTTATCGTCTTGGGGGTCGTCTTGGTAGTCGTCCTCGTCCTCGGTGCCGAACGCTGCGGCGAAGCCGCTACTGATTTTGTCCGCGAGGGCGTCCTCATCGAACGCATCCTCGGGTTTTGGGGCGTTCGCAGGGGGGGACAGGGAAATACTTCCGTCTCGTGTGGGGATGGCCATGATTTTGTTCTCCGTCTGGTAGCTGCCGCAGGGATTTGCGGGGTAGGAACCTAGTTTCTACTATAAGTATAGCACAGTTTAAACGCCTTGCAAGTTATTTTTCAGCTTTTCCTCCTATTTTCTTTCCACGCACCCCGTAGCGGCCAGTGCGGAGAGCTTTTGTTTGCGGGATTTAGCGATCGGGACGCCATATAGCTCCGATTTGGGGTTCATGTCCACGTAAACGTCGGGAGCTTGGCGTTTAAACGCCTTGATCTCCTCGTCATCCGTCAGGCCGATCGAGTACATCTCGATCGGCTTGTGAAACTCCTTCATATCAGTGTGCGGGAGGGACACTTGGCGGTCGTACGTGTCCAATCCGCACGCGGGGCAGACCGTAAGATGGTCTTCCCGCATGTGTTGGAACTCGTCTTCCTCGTGATTGCAGGTCTGACATTGATACGGGTACATTGGCATAGGATCTCCTTACACGCCCATCGATTTAAGGACAGACTGCATGTCGTTGGCTCCCGACTGGGCGTCAGATCGGTCGCGTGTGTCTTGGCTCGGGTTGCTGGCTACGGTGCCGGGCTGGCCATTCTGAAGAATCTGTGACAGAGGATTCGCTTGGTTCGGCATTAGCTGACCCTGCGACCCCTCCATCTGCGGGCCACGCATCGCGATCATCGCGGTACGCATCTGGAACTCAGGATCGAACCATACTTCGTCCATCCACTTGATGCCGCGGTCTTTGGCCATACGGGTGACGAAGGTCTTCACGTCGAACGGGATGCCCATCATCATCGCGGCTTGGCCGGCCTGCATCGCAGCGGGCATAATCTTCACAGCGAAGTCCATGGCCTGTGCGAAGCGGGTGGTGCTGTCTTGTCGGCCCATGGACTCGACCTCGACGTCGAAGTGAAAGTCCATCCAGTCGCCGCTGCGGGCTTCGGGCGTGAGGATGACCTGAACCTCTTCCATCCGAGCGGGCTGCTGCATCACGGGGCCGAGGGGGCTCTGACTGAACTGAGCAGGGAACGTGAATCGCTTCACAAGCGGAACCTCGATCAGCGGATCAGTGTGCATGTACCACGCTCGCTTGCGGCCTTCGGAAGCGGCCATCTGGTACACGAGGTCTTTCATGTCTTCAAGGCCGACGTTCGCGTTCTGGGCGAGAATCTTGGCCTCCGTCGCGGAGTTGGCGTCGAACCGCTGGCCGGCGAGAGCCTGTGGGTTCGCGGCCATCTGGTTGAACCAGCCCTGAAGCTGTGCCAGCATGATCTCGTTCTTCTGGTTCTGCCCGCCGAAGCTCAGGACACGAACACCATCCGGGTCGTCCGTGGCAACGGAGCCCCCATCAGGTTCGTCACGCAGGGCTTCAGCGTCGTCCGCTGCGGCACGTCGATAGGCTACAATGTCTTTCTGACGCTCGGCTTGGTCGATGATCTTCTTGGCCATACGGTTGCCGAGTACGTGGAGATCGTTCCACACGCCGACAAGGGGGATGGGCAGCGGGTTGTCGGGCACTGGCGGTGTGAGCGACAGGAACGTGAACGGGCCTTCGTCCGGCCCGTAGTATTCGTCCTCACGCAGGAAGCGATCGAACGTGACTTCTGTGCCGCCGGGCACCGTAACAAGTTGGTTCGCACCCGGAATCCAAATCTCCGCGATCTCTACTTCGTCGTATGCGTCGTGGTCTCGGTTCGCGTCTTGCTTCTTCTGCGACAGCAGGTGGGACTTCCGATCAGACGATACGGCGTCGCCCACGGTGGGAAGTTGCTCGACCAGTTCGTTGTCGTAGAGGCCCGATTCCAGCAGCGAAGCCCGGGACACGATGCTACGATCACCCAGCCATTTCGCGTCTTTGAACAGGTGCTCCCGCGACGTAGGGTCAACGAGGAAGTTGTCGAAGCTCACGCACTCCGTATAAATCTCTCCAGTATCAACGCGATCGTACTCATCGAATGCGTAGACCGAGTCGCTTTCGGCGATACCCGTCTTCAAGATGCCGAGCGTGAAGATCGCATCGACCAACACTTGCCGGTACGTGGACCGGATGTCGATCTGCTTATCGTGAAAAGCGAGAGCCTCGCTCAGTAGCTCGGCGTACTGCCGGGACTGGAGGAAGTTGCTCGACACGTTGTGCGTCGGAAAGTTCATCACGATGTTGGGTACGAGCACCCGGATCGCGTTGAAGATCATGTTCAGCGATTCCTCGCCGATGTTCCCCTTCTCCTTATCGTAGTAGGGGCCGGTGTAGTTCCGCAGGAACATCATTCGCGACATGCGGAAGTTCTTCAGCCGGTCGCTACCACGTTTGACGGACTCTTGCAATTCTCGGGGGGTCAATACATTTGGCATGGGTTCTCCTTACGCGGCTCGCCAGTCGAAGCTGGTCTTTAGGGCACGTCGTTTTTTCGATTTCTTCCAAGTCTTCATACGCCCGGCGAACGATCGCTCGGGAGCCACGGGTCCGGCCACTCGTTTGCCGCCGCTTCGTCCGGCCCCGATCAGGCAGAGCATGTCCGCGATGACGCGGTCACCGTGAGTGGCCCGTGCGGTGCTCGACTCTTCCAACAACTCAGAGGGGCCGATGCCCCCGCTGTCATAGTGGACGTACGTCAGCGTCTCGTCGAGGCTCTCGACGCTGTGGTTGATGATGCCCCCATGGGCATACGCACGACGCAACAGGCCGAGGCCTTCGGCTTTCTTCTCTCGACTGGACCGCCAACCGTACCGCTTGCCGACCTTCTCGGCAACGGTGCCGCTGCTTCGGTCGAAGTAGATGTTGGGGTATTGGTACTTGCGTGCCACCATGTTACCGAAGTCGAAGCCGGGGTCCCCGTTGTTCTCCCAGATCAGCAGTGCTCGGTTCTTGCCGCCGACCCAGAGGCACGCGGCACAGGCGATCTTCGCGAGTTCGTAGGGCGGTGTGTTGGCACAGGCGAACTCGGCAATCTTCTCCTTGGTCTCGTTGCACAGGATCGAAATGACGGAGTTCGAGGCACCCATGCCCTTGCCGATATCCACGCCGACCGAGTAGGTCTTGGATTGATCGGGGCGGGCCTTGGTGAGAGAGCACCAGATTCGCCAGCGGCCATTAGGTGTATAGTGAATCTTCGAGAGGTCTTCCTTCTGCAAGTAGCCGGGGATCGCAGAGTCCGGTACCTCCGAGTCGAAGTTGATCGTCATCTTGCGGACGCGGTTCTGATACTTCGGCCCAGCGAACATCAGCCGGTGCTCTTCGATGATCATCGCCTCAAAGAACGTGTCGCCCGAGCCGACGTGGTCCATGTCCACTTCGATCGCGAGTTCTTTGGGGGAGCGGGCTTCGGCTTCGTTGTTATACCACGGCGAGCGAATCTTCCAGCGGCCAAGCTCGTCTTGTTCGAGGTAGCGGTTGGCCCCCTTTTCTGGATGCTCCCACCACGCCAGCACGAACACAGGGATCGTACCGCTGAGCCGCCACTTAGAGTACGCAGTACCCGCACCGTTAGGAGTGGAGCAGGGTAGGCGGCACGCGGACACGTCGCGGGTCGATCGCTTGATGTCTTCGCCGTGTTCCATCTTCGACATCTCGTCGAGGAAGATCGCGTCGCGACGGCCGGACGTACCGGCGTTCTTGTTGGCCGACTCGCCGTCGATACGGGAGTTGTTGTGCCGGTTGACCATGTGCAGACGCTTGCGTTCCACGGTCGGTCGCATCCACTCAGGCAGGAAGCTGACGATGTAGTCGAGCTTACCGAACAGCGTGGCGGGGTCCGCCATGGTGCCGCCGCTCAACTGATCGACGTTGTCTTCTTTGTTGGACACGACGAGGAACGAGCGGTCGCCCTCAAAGATGAACTTGTGCATCAGCACGGTAAGGTGATCCCACGTCGCACCCATGTCCCGGGACTTATCAGTGAGGAGGTCCTCACCGACGTCGATCGCGTGCTCGATCCGCAGCATGTGGCGGTCTTGAATCTCCCACGTCACCATCGGCGTGTGCTTGGTCTCGACCTGCTTGACGCCACCGGCCTCGTCGGGCTGGAAGTATCGGAGCGTCCACACGAAGGCATTCACCCAGAACAGAACCGAGTTCCCACACGCAGTATACAAGTCTTGCTGAAGCTGGGGGTCGTTCTCTGCCAGAGCCAGAATCTCCGCACGCCACGCGAGGTTGGCGTCCGGGTCTTTAGGCACCGATAGCCCCGTCACCGGACAAGTCCAGTGATCGACGAGGCAGGGGAAGTTCTCCCCTAGATCGGGTTTTTCAGCAAACTCATTGGGCATCGCGTTTAAACGTCGGGGGTGCTGGGGTGACAGTTACTTTCTTGGACAAGGCGTTGATGCGGTTCTTGTTCAACTCCGTGACCCGGTCGGCAACCTTGAGGCGTGTCTCGTCCTCGGTGATGGCTTGCGGCACACGACCTTCGAGCCGGTCGAAGACAAGCTCCGCGGCCCACCGCTCGGGAGGATTCACGACGGTCTTGCGGTTGCCCTCATCATCTGTCACTTCGTCGGTAGAGCCGATAGCCTTGGCGAACAGAAGGCGAGCGAGGACCTCGCCCTTGGTCAGGCAGGTGCCGTCGTCGAGCACAGTCTCAGCTTCCGCCGCGAGTTCTCGCAGGTGGTTGCTAAGCTGCTTCGTATTGTACCGCTTAGGTTTTTTCATCAGCTAGGTGCTTGGTCCTCTCTCCACGAAGGGCGAAGACCGATGTCTCGCTGGCGGATGCGGCCCATGAAGATAACGTCTACCGTACCAGCGGTATCTGACGCGACCCAAGGAGTCTCCCCAAGAAGGCCTACCTTATGGAGATCGTCGGCTACGATGCCCCCCGACTCGGAAACAACGCCCCGGGTAACGGTCTCGCCCGTACCAGCGGTGCCGTCCGGCCCGAGAAAAATGTGGAGGTCCCCGCTGCCTGCGTGGACTGCGACGATCTGGTCAATAGTGATATACTCATTGGCCCCGAGCGTGCGGGCAGTGTTACTACCCTCGGTGAAAATGGGGATTGCGACTGCTGTCGTGACGTCAGTGCTTCGCACGATGCCGTGGATGGGTTCGCCGGGTTTGTGAGACATAATAGTTCCTGTGTTAGAAGTAAAGGTTGTACTTAGATTGCTCCCGCCGCGGACGAGATCGCTTCGATCTGTGCCCCGGACAGGGCCGTGTTCCAAATTGCCGACGGCCCGAATCCCTCAAGGCTGGCCCCTGCACCGTTGGCGATCGTATCGGGCGTGTACGTGCCCGTCAGGTTGGCCTGCTGCGTCGTCGTCTCCACACCGTCGATCCATACTGCGTTCCCCCCGTCTCCATCGTACACGCCGAAGATAATGTGCCATTCCTCGTCGGTCGGGCTGCCTCCAGCACCGAACGCCAGAGTGGTGGTTGTACCTGCGTCGTTGGTCGCATCAAAGATCACGCCCGCTGTGTTGGTACGCAGTCGTACGGACCCTCGGTTGGAATCGCTCGGGTCGTACCAGTGTAAAACCACAGGATTAAAATCGGCTTTGAAAATCCCCATGAACGTAAACGCGGACGGGAACGACGTGCCGACACCAGTGGTGCCTTCCCAGTTTGGTTGAGTGGCCGCGGCCGTAGTCACCACGCTGTCTAAAGCACCTACGCCGCCCACTTGGAAGTTGAACGACGAGTCACCAAAGGAGACGGTGGGGTACAAATTGGCCGAGCCCGCGGAATCCGCGAACCCATCTCCAGAGTCTGTGCTGTTAGCGACGGCCGCTGCCTCGTCCACTTTCCAAAAGTGGATCAGGCTCGAGGGTTCGGTGGCCTCGACTTGTTCCGCGAAGGACGTCGCCGGTCTGGTGACGTTGTCCGTAACGGGGTCGCCCTCGTTCCCAACAGGGTCAGTCAAGGTGAGGGACACGGTGACGACGCCCGGGCCTAGCCCGGTTAGGTCTAGGTCCGTAAAGCTGGTCGAGGCTGTGAGGACGAGCCCCGTACCCGTGAGCGGGGTGCCGCCGCCCGCACTGGTGATCGAGTAGTTGTACGTCGTACCAAGCTCTGCCCCAGTCAGATCGAACGCTGCTGCGGAGACGTTGTCGTCCGTGATCGGATCCGTAGTCCACGCGACGTTGTACCCAGAAGGAGCGAGCCCGTCGTAGGTAACATTCACCACTTCCGAGGCCAAGTTGGGTGCGTCGTTCGCCGTACTGGTCGCGACGCTCACAGGCACCTGCACCGAGACGAGGCCGTTACTCAAGGGGGTGATGTCAACTGTAAAAACGATATTGTCGGAAGTCGCCAAGTTGTCCGCGGTCGCGTTACCTAGAGCGAGGTCGGCCGCAGTGAACCCGGTCATGGCCTCAGAGAACGTGACGACGACTTGGAAGGGGGTGTCGTTGGTCGTAGGTGGGACAGTAGGAATTACTGTCACAGAACCTCCCAGTGCCACGGATGAAGTAGGCCGGACGGGCGAAGTACGAAGAGTCAGTAAACCACTGCCGAGGATACGATTTAGCATTATCTGTTCTCCACAAACTCGAAGATGTCGCCACAGCCGC